AGAATTAGTACTAGCTAATGGGGCTGATATTACTTCTGTATCTACAGGAAATCTTCAAACTGCATTCGATGTATTAAAAGATAAAGCAACTATAGACATTAGTCTATTATTTGGAGCACCAGATGCTGATGGTTCAAAACTAATGGCTGAATATTTAATAGATATTGCAGCTGAAAGAAAAGACTGTTTAGCATTTGTTTCACCACCTGTTGAGGACTCAATAAGTGGCGGAGCATCTACTGTTGCAACATATGCAGCTGCAATTAAGTCAAGCTCTTATGGAGTACTTGATTCAAGTGCAGTATATGTATATGACAAATATAGCGATGTTTATAGATACATAGGAGCAGCAGGTCATATTGCTGGTCTATGTGCACAAACAGATAACACTGCAGATGCATGGTTCTCACCAGCTGGTCAGAATAGAGGTGTATTAAAAGGTGTAGTTAAATTAGCATATAACCCACAGCAAGCTGAAAGGGACACATTATATAAAGCTAGAGTTAACCCACTCGTTTCATTCCCAGGACAAGGTACAATCTTGTTTGGAGATAAAACATTATTAAATAGACCAAGTGCATTTGATAGAATTAACGTAAGAAGATTATTCTTAGCATTAGAAAAATCAATAAGTGCTTCGGCTGAAGCTCAACTATTTGAATTCAATGATGAATTTACAAGAGCTCAGTTTAAAAACTTAGTTGAACCATTCTTAAGAGACGTTAAAGGAAGAAGAGGTCTCACCGACTTTAGAGTTGTGTGTGATGAAACAAATAACACAAGTCAAGTGATTGATAGTAATAAATTTGTAGCTGACATTTTTGTTAAGCCTGCAAGATCTATTAACTTCATTCAATTGAACTTTGTTGCTACAAGGTCCGGTGCAGAATTCACCGAGATCGCAGGTTAAGGGGGTAAATCATGGCAATACTAGGCATAGACGATTTTAAATCAAAATTGGTAGCTGGCGGAGCTAGAGGTAACCTCTTTAAGGTAACATTAAACTTCCCAGGATACGCTCAAGGAGACGTAGAACTAACATCATTCATGTGTAAAGGTGCTCAGATGCCTGCTTCAATTATTGGATTAATTGAAGTACCATTTAGAGGTAGAAAACTCAAAATGGCAGGTGACAGAGAATTTGAACCATGGACCGTAACTGTTATTAATGATGCAGCTATGGAAGTTAGAAATGGCTTAGAAAGATGGAGTAATGGTATTAATGCTCATAACGCTAATGACGGACTTGTAAATCCAGTTGACTATATGGCAGACGCTGTAGTAGAACAACTTGATAAAGGTGGAAACGTAACTAAAAGATATGATTTTAGAGGCATTTTCCCAAGTAATATAGGCGCTATCGATGTTTCATATGATAATGAAAATCAGATAGAAGAGTTTACTGTAGAATTCCAAGTACAATATTGGGAATCTAATACAACTTCTTAAGGTATATAAATAATAATAGAGGAGGGGCAGTAGTCCCTCCAATATTATAGGATAAAACATGGCAGAATTTTTTGGATTTGAAATAAAGAGAAAATCGAAGGAAGCACCTTTAAGACCTTCGTTTGTTCCTAAGACTGAAGAAGACGGTGCCGGTGTAATAAAAGCCGGTGGACATTTTGGTGCATATATCGACATGGATGGCGACAAAGCCAAAACAGAAGTCGATTTAATATACAAATATAGAGATATTGCAACTCAACCAGAGTGTGATGCAGCTGTTGAAGATATTATAAATGAAGCTATTGTTGGTGATCATGATGAATCACCAGTAGATATTGTACTTGATCAACTTGAGGTAAGTGATAAGATTAAGGAAAGTATTAAGCATGAATTTGAATATCTTTTATCATTATTAAACTTTAATCAATACTCACATGACATTTTTAGAAAGTGGTATGTTGATGGTAGATTACCATATCACATTATTATCGATGGAGATAATACAAAAGGTGGTATTAAAGAATTAAGATATATTGACCCAACTTGTTTACGTAAGGTAAAAGAAGTTGAAGAAAAAGATGACCCTAAAACAGGGGCAAAGATTGTAACAAAAGTAGATGAATACTTTTTATATCAGGATAATAAATTAGGGAAATATAACCAAGGTGTTAAAATATACCCTGATGCAATAGCATATTGTACTTCTGGTGTAATGGATTCTCAAAAGAAAAGAATCTTATCATATTTACAAAAGGCTGTAAAACCAGTCAACCAATTAAGAATGATGGAGGACTCTCTTGTTATTTATAGAATATCAAGAGCTCCAGAAAGAAGAATCTTTTATATTGATGTAGGTAACTTACCAAAAGGTAAGGCAGAAGAATACCTAAGAGGTATTATGAATCAGTATCGAAACAAGCTTGTTTATGATGCTACTACAGGTGATATTAAAGATACTAAAAAACATATGTCTATGTTGGAAGACTTTTTCCTACCAAGAAGAGAGGGCGGAAGAGGAACTGAAATTTCAACATTACCAGGTGGTGAAAACCTTGGACAGATTGATGATATTATATACTTCCAAAAGAAATTATATAAGTCATTAAATGTTCCTATAAACAGATTAGAGCAAGAAGCTCAGTTTAGTTTAGGTAGAACTACTGAAATAACAAGAGACGAAGTTAAGTTTAAGAAATTTATTGATAGATTAAGAAAGAGATTCTCTGACTTGTTTATGCAATTACTTAAAACACAACTCTTATTAAAAGGTGTTATTACTAAGGAAGATTGGAAAGACTTTAAAGAAAAAATAGTATTTGACTTTATTGAGGATAACTACTTTTCTGAGTTAAAACAATCTGAAATGATAAGAGAAAGATTTGATTTATTATCATCTGTACAAGATCATATAGGTAAATATCTATCTCATGAATGGGTAATGAAAAATGTCTTAAGAATGGATGATGATGATATTAAAGAAATAGAAAATCAAATCGATCAAGAAAGAAAAGCTGGTAAATATCCAGCAGAAGATGAATTTTAGTGCATTTAAACACTAAAAAATTATAAATAATAGTGGAGATATAAATTATGTCAGTAGAAAATTTAGTTAACCATTTAAAGAATGGTGATAACATTAAAGCTAATAAAGAATTCGAAGGTCTCATGGGAGAGAAAATATCTGATGCCCTTGATGCTCGAAAAATAGAATTAGCATCTACTTTGATTCAAAGAAACAAAGAAGAACAGGAATAAAATGAAGCTTATTACTGAACACATAGATCAAGATTTAGATATCATATGTGAAGCCAAAAAGAATGGTGAAAAAGATTATTTCATCGAAGGCGTCTTTATGCAATCTAATCAAAAGAATAGAAATGGTCGTATATATGAAAAGAAAACACTTGAAAAAGCTGTTGAAAAGTATGTGACCGAACAAGTTAAAACGGGTAGAGCTGTTGGGGAATTAAATCATCCAGAGGGTCCAACAGTAAACCTAGATAAAGTTTCGCACAAAATCAATTCGCTGCATTGGCAGGGTAATGATGTTGTAGGAAAAGCATCAATACTTAAAACCCCAATGGGTAAAATCGTCGAAGGTTTGCTCGAAGGTGGTGTTAAGCTTGGTGTGTCAAGTCGTGGTATGGGAAGTCTTGTAGCAAAGAATGGTGTCCAATATGTGGGGGACGACTTTATGTTGGCCACAGTTGATATCGTTCAAGACCCATCTGCTCCATCTGCATTTGTAAATGGAGTTATGGAGGGTGTTGAATGGGTATGGGATAATGGAATCATTAAGCCGCAAGATATTGAATTAATTGAGACTGAAATAAAAAGTACTTCGAGTCAAAACCTCCCTGAGGTTGAAATTCGAGCATTTAAAAATTTCCTCTCTAAACTAAACTCTCAAAGATAATTAGGAGAATAATTATGTCAGAAGACGCTATAAAAAATGAACTAGCAGAAGACATAGCTACAGAAGAGGTAGTACTTTCAGAAGAGGAGAGTTCAGAAGAAGAGAACGTTGAAGTCAACGAGGAAACTGAAGAACTTGAAGAAGGTAAACATGGCGATGAGGAAGAGGAAGAAGAGGAAGAGAAAGAATCTGTAAAAGAAGAAACTCCAGCCGTAACTATTCCTAAGACTAAAGCCGGTGTTATTCAAGCCGCTGTAGATATGCTTAAGAAAGCTAGAAAAGAAGACGCGCAAAAACTATATGCTAAAATGGCTAAAGTTGATGAAACTTCTGAGGAAGAATCAATCGCATCAGTTGATGCTGCTTTAAAGAAAGTTAAAAAGGCTGCAGAGCCAAAAGCTAAAGCTAAAGTAGAATCAGTTGATTTTGATGAAGATTTAGATGCATTAGTAAAAGAAGAAGCAACCCTTTCTGAAGAATTCAGAGGAAAGGCTGGAGCAATTTTTGAAGCTGTGCTTACATCTAAACTATCACAAGAAGTTGAAAGACTAGAAAGTGAATATGCGCAAAACCTTGAAGAAGAAGTATCTGACTTGCAATCTTCACTCGTAGAAAAGGTAGATTCATACCTTAACTATGTAGTTGAAAATTGGATGAAAGAAAACGAATTAGCAATTCAAAACGGTTTAAGAACCGAAATTGCTGAAGAGTTTATGACTTCACTACAAGGTGTGTTCAAAGAACACTACATCGAAGTACCTGAAGGTAAGGTTGACTTAGTTGATGAACTCAACGAACAAGTTACTGAGCTTGAAGAAACTTTAAATAAAACCACAACCGATAATATCGAACTACACAATAAAGTTCAAATTTTAGAAAGAGCTGAAGTTGTAAGAGATTTATCAGAAGGGCTTGCTGAAACTGAAGCAGAGAAATTAGCATCTTTAGTTGAAGATATCGAATTCGATAACAAAGAAACTTTCGAAATGAAAGTGA